TTTGCTTCCACGGCGTACGAATCATATCCAACATGTTGTCTAGATCGTACGTGCCCTGTGTCAGCCCGCGGCGTAACAGTCGCAACAGGAGATCTTTATCTTCTCGGCCGTAGAATTCGAACCTCTCGTCAAAGCCGCCTGCTGCGTATAACAAGTCACGTCGAGTGGTGAATATTCCGATGTATCCCGTGGTTTGTGACCGCAGCAGATCACATTGTGTTTCCATCAAGCGTGTGCGAATGGCTTGAAAGAAGTTCTCGCGGGGGAGAATGTCCGTTGCGCTAAGGATGACGTATTCACCATCGGATACCCGTAACGAAAGGTTTCGAGCATTAGCCATGTGGTAGTGGTCACGGTCGCGATAGATGACATGGACAAATTGATTTGGTGCGTCCAATTTATGTAACCACGGCGAGAGCATCGGTGCGAGTGATGGCTGCTTACCGTAGTCTACAATTATGATCTCTACGGGCGGGCTCGCGTTCGCCGCAGTGATGATGTGCGGAAGCGCCTGTTCTAAATCATCCTCGCGTTGATGACACGGAATCGTGTAACTAAGTAGCGCGTTCGTAGTATTTATCATGAGGATGACGCTGTGGTTCCGCCGTGCGCTTCATGGTGTTATTGGCGAGACATATTGGACAGGTGTGCGATGACATTGGCGACAGGCGAGTTTCCGGATCCGGCATGGTGTGTCCCTGTTTACACACATAACCCATAATGCGAGCGGGGTTACCGCAAACGAGCGTATGCGTTGGAACAGAACGTGTCACAACCGCCCCTGCCGCGATCATCGCATATTCACCAATAACTATGTTGGCGAGGATGGTAGAGTGGGCTCCCAGTGACGCGCCTTTCTTGACAGTGGTGTATGCGGGTTCCCAGGGCCCAAATGCGCGTGGCGTGAGGTCGTTGGTGAAGGTGACGTGGGGACCGACAAAGACATCATCTTCTAATATCACACCATTGTAGACAGACACGCCGTTCTGAATTTTACAGCGATCACCGATCACTACACCGGTATCAATGTAAGCGTCTTTACCAATAATACACTCTGCACCTATTTTTGCTCCCGCACGAATATGTGCGAAATGCCAAACGTGCGTGTTCTCACCAATGGTAGCGCCAGATTCGACAATCGCGGTAGAATGAATTGCCATTTGTGCTTTTAACCATTCCAATGTTGACATTATTATGTTCCGTGCTTGAACCGTAGGAAGTCGATACAGTTCTTGATATGATAGTTTCTCTGATGAATCTGTTTTAGAACATCTTCGATGAACCGCAGAACCTCTTCCAAATACACTTTCTTCTTTAGTGCATCCTGTATACCGGCGTCGCCTTCGATGTAGATCCCGACATTTTGTGAGAGAATTTTTAGCGCCAATGGCGGCCACCCGAGCGTCTCGCGTTCGGCGTCATCCATCTTGCCAAGAAAGTACTCCCACTTCTGCCGGTAGATTACCTTGTAATCGCTGTCGAGCTTCTTAAACCGCAGTCGTTCGGTGGTGTAGTATCTCCACCATTTGGCGTGAAGGAGCGGTACGTTTCGCGCCGACTCATCAAGCGCAGATAGGTCAAGCACGGCGTCATCTTTCCATGTATCAAGATATTGATCGAGTGTCATGGGTATATGATATCACATAAACGTCTTAACTTCAAATGATGAACAGGAGAACGTACAGGTCGTTGTGAGTATTGGCGAATCGCTCTCGCTGGTGCTGAACTCTACTGCCGACATTCCCATTGGGAAGAGTTCTTCAAGTAAAATTTCTGCCACTATCGCACCCGTATCTGGTTGCAATATTATTAGTGTTCCCCGAGTCTTTTCCAAGTCAACCGCATGGGCCCGTGGATTGCCCTGTAATGTGAGTTGCTGGGCACGAAAGTTCTCGACTTCTTCAAAGTTGTGAGGAAATCCAACCCCCTTCATCCAGTAGTACAGGCTGAAGTAGTTCTTAAACTTGGCATCAATGAGATAGGTAACCTCGACGCTGCCGTAGGTCAGTTGGGTGCCAGGATGATGAATCGCGTGGAACGGATTGGGTTGTGTGGCCACCCCAAGATCCACATTCGGAATACTCACCTTCTGCACAAAGAACGACAAGTCCGGCAACCGTTCAATTTCAAACTTGAAATGGTTGGCGTACAGCGTATTCTGTGTTTGTTGAAACTCCGAGGGGGTGTATGTTTGTGCTACTTCCATGTATGATATTTAGTTGATCATAGCAATGTCGGTGTGCCCTTCACGTATTTGATTTTGCGGTTAATATATCCCCACGGACAGGCATCCGTGTGCCCCTGCGCTCGGAGCATCTTACAGTGCCAACATCGGATGTTTCCTTCCGACACCAATCCCTTTTCTAACTTCTCCACCACATACGGTGATTCTGAGTCGTGTAGATGGAAGTGTCGAATAAGTTGGTCAATATGGACCGTCATCAAATTGTATTGGCGCTTCTGTTCATCGTAGTCGAGACGAAGTGGTGTAATTTTTTGCCACAGCACACATGCTGCGATGCCCAACCCAATTGATGTTACAAGTAAGAGCGAAGTAAGACTAATCCATCCCCACATATATTATCCTTAAAAATATGTCGTGACAGCCAGAAGGCCGCCACGACATATGTAGTCACCGTCTGTTCGTGTAAACGAACTTACTCATCATCATTCAACACATCAGCAAAGAACTTCTTCACATCATCATCATCGTCATCCGCTACCGCGGCTTTTGGCGCAACGGCTTGCGTGGTTTTTCCCACGGTTGTCGAGGCGCTCTTGGGTTGTACCGCCGGTTTAGAGACTGGGAGTTCGGCGTCTCGCTCGATGGAGTCTTCGGCGGTTCGGGGGGCGTTTCCGGTGTCACCGAAGAGGGTTCGGTTGAATCGCTTTTCAAGCTCGCTGTAGTCTTTGAACTGCGATTCGTGAGTGAACTCCGTGAGTGAGTATTCTCCCTCCCACGTTGTTTCTTTCTTCGCATCGTCGCCATCAAAAAGTTCAATCGGCTCAGTGAACTCTGACTTGTCATAGTTCTGATATCCTGCAACTTTCTGAGATTTCAGTTTGAAATCGCATCCTTCCCACAGATCGAACGGGTTTGCCGGCTTCTGATCAGGAAACTGTGGTTCCAAAAGTTCCATGATCTTCGTGTGGATTCTCGGGCCGTACTTGAACAGAAACGCCGAGCCGTTATTCTCGGGGTGTGCGTCGTCTTCAATAACCAGAATGTTACTGATGTAACTCTGCTTCCGCTTACGGTCACGGGCGATGCTCTTGTCGGACTCTACACCAGAGTTCCAGAGCTTGTTGTTACCCTTACACACAGGGCACGGCCGATCCGACAATGTCGTTGGGCAGTTCTCGATGAACCACGATCCCGATTCCGACTTGAATCCGTGAGCAAAGAGACGCGCCCATGGAATTTCTTCACCCTTTGGGGCAGGCAGAAAGCGAATCTTCGCGAATCCGATGCCCGTCTTGGCGTCTACCGACAGCTTCCAAAAGCGTTCGTCGGCACTACGTTTGGTGCTGGTTTTCTTGACTTCTTCGGCGAGCTTGGAGAGGAGATCCTTGCGGTTGTTGCGGAGGGTCGTAAAGTTTGTAGCCATAGTATCCTTTTCGTTATATTTTCTGTGTACGGTGTATGACGTATTGTATCATTATTTAGTTACGAGAACAACTGGTATTCTTCCTGCTCTGGCGTGAGTGACGATAGCCGATACGACGCCCAGAACGCATCGGCAAGTTTGTGTGTCATCTGCCGCCATGATGGGCGTACCAGATTGAGGAGTTGATCTGCTTTACGAAGGCGCGTCAGCCATGGCATCACACCTAGTGACGATTTCTTCCCCTCGCGGCGCTCCCAATACACTGGCCAATTATATCCCTTGTCCGGTTGTGGAATCAAGAGCAGGAGACACGCAAGATCCAACGGCAGGATTCGGCTCATCACTTCGCTGAGACTGGTTGGCATCACGGATCGCTGCCCGTCAATCATCGGTGCGTACAGCCATTCATCCAGCAACCGTGGTTTCAGGCGTTTCCGCACCTCATAGAGATCGTGTTTCAATACCGTAATCCCGTTCTCTGCGCGAGATGATAACGCAATGCCCGCATCTACCGCCTCGGGCGTGACAACATCAGTGATGTACGCAGTTGGCTTGAAGAAGTGTGTCATCAATAACGTGGCATGGATCTGCTCATCGTTGAGCTTGGTCGAGAGTCTGTAGTAGAACTGCCTGTCCCGCTGTTGAATGAGCGGGCCGGTTTTGATGTGCCCTCGGTATTTGATGAAGTCGTAGGTGTCGGTGCTGAAGTACATACGGTACGCCTTCGCCAACGTGAAGACATGTTCTGGCGACATTAACCGGGCAATTCATTGTTTTTCGGAATCAGGTGGAGCCGTTGGGCATCTTGTGTCAGCCCATATTTGATTTTATCACCAATCAATGGCACGACGGCGTCTACGTCGAGTTGTCGCGACTCGCAGTAGTATATGATCGCGTCGATGTACGAGAGCCGTTTCTCAGCCACAAGATTCTGAATGTGGAGGGTGAGTTGTTCGGACGTAAGATGTGTCACTGCCATAATGATTCTCAAAAAGGTGCTGGTTTCTGTTGCCAGGAGAGCCAGCGTCCCCGCTACACTATTCCTAGTCTAGCAATTTGCGACCAACTAGGCCGCGAGTGCGAACTGGTTATCAGTTCTGTGTGTCTCTGTTTTACGACAGCGACTTGTCGATAGCCTCCCCGCGTTCGCACAGTTCCCGTCGAATCTATTTCGCCCCCATCAAAAAAAGATTATATAAACTACGCCGCTGAGGAGAAATATATCCGCGCAAATGGACCATACCATATATGCTCTGAGCAGCCACTTGCTTACCTCTTGGGCTAGGGGGTTCTTCATTGTTAAGCCCCTGTAGTTCTTTTTTCACGCTAATCTCCTTTTGGTGGAGGCGGCCGGTACTGCCCCGGCGTCCGAAAACCGTTGTCCGCGCTTCAACGACTACAGAAGTAATTATATCACACGCGACGACAAATGTCGAGGCACCTAGTGTCGGAATACCTCCTTATAAAGCGGCAAGTCTTTGGTACGTTGCTCGACAAGCTCTGCCAATGTGCCATGCGCGGCGTCCCGC